AGTCAACTAGTTTCTTAATAAAACTTTAGTTAAATTAGCACTATCATCACTTGCTGTAGGCTTACTTAAAACTCTAACCCAATTAGCACTAACACTAAAAGTTTCAGTTCTAATTTGTGTGTTTGCCGTCATATCAATATTTTTAACATCAAACCAATCTGTACTGACATCATCAGAGTCTGGTACTGAAGAAAGAAGACTAGCCTGAACAGTGACTTGTCCTGTGAATGCAGAAGCAGGATAAACTGCTACTGTGTGTTGAGCATTTTGGAAATTTTTACTTAGGTTACCATAAAAGGCACTTGTGGCATAAACGTTTGCGGCATCACCAGTGTCTGTACTTGCTACTTTCAAGAATGTAGAATTTTCTTGTGTTGCAATTGGTTCTTGAAATACTTGATCTGTTACTTCTAATTCTATCCTTGCATTACCTTGTTGGTCGCTATACAAAGGTAGGTACGTTTGGTCATGATTATCATTCTTTATAATATGCATGTGATATAACCCTTTGGTTACATTTTGCATGTCGCCATCTGTTAAAACTAATTTTACTATACCACTCTCTGAAGTATGTTCTAGTAATTTAGTTACAAGTCGTGTCCTGTTTACTGGCGATACAATATATGCATACAAGTTGTCTGCAAAAACGTTTGTTTTCTTTCTGTCCTTATTTGTGATGCTAAAAAGTATTTCGTTATTAACACCCTTATGGACTCTAATTTTTCTACTGTTCATAGGTCTGTTATCCAAAATTATTTGTGTATCCGTAGATACTAAATCAATTTTAGTATCGTAAGAGTACAATTTGTGCGTAAAGTTGCTCATAACTGTATTTATCTGATTTTGTATTTGGTAAATACACTTGCATGACCGAAATAACAAATGAAATCGAATTCTTAACAGGTATCAAATATGCTGGCAACGAGTATGTTGGAATTGTTGTGAATACAGATAATCAAATACTTACGTTTTACGACGCAGATCAAATCGGTGACTTAGAACTTAAAAAGGAATTTTTAGAACTAGGCAACATATGGTGGTGGGAATCTAATCGTATGCTACCTATCGATGTATTCTTACATCACGAGATGAAAACTTTTTATCCTTTCTTAAAAACTTTTGCAATGAAAGATGTTGAAATTTTATTTGGACCTGTAACAAGTCTACAAAATTTAATTAAGAAAAGAGTTAAAAGACGTTCAATACAATTAGTTAGAAAGACAGACTAACTAGCCCTCACATAGCAAATTCAATTGTACAATAATTGCTACTGCGTAAGAATATGAATGAGATTTTTTAAAGAAATAGGTATCGTTTTGTGGCTTTACCCAAACATCCGCTTCAATCTCTTCCCACGATTTACCAACCAAGTATCTTTTACCTGGTCTAATCAATGCAAGAATCATTGCTAGTTGATCAATGCTTGTGGGTAAATGTTGTTTTACAATGTCAAAATGATTGTTGATGTGAAATAATTTTTCTACTACTTCTTCATGTTGAAACAGTTCCCACATAGGTTCTGTTGCAAGTAGTCTATCTAAATGTGCTTCATCTTTAACATCTTTATATATGCTGTTATTGAGTACGTCTAATTTAAACCAACCTTGTTCTTCTGCATCTTTGTGATCTATAGAACTAAATCCTTCTACTGGATAAAATGGAATGTTTTGTAAATAAACACCAGTATTGTGTTTGCTAAACTGTTTGTCTTTGCAAATACTTGCTGGAGTATGTTTGATAATTGTTAATAGATCATCTCTATTAGCCATATCTATATCTACGTCAAAATCAATCTTCACTGAACAACAAACTCCACTTCTTTAATTTTTCTTTTTTCTCTTCCACTCGATCAGCAATTTGCTCATCTGTTACAAGACCACTCATTTTAATAATTTCGATCATGCACATTACATCACCAATTTCGTCTTGTAGATTTCTTATATACTTCGTTTTGCCTTTGCTACGAATAACTTTGCTACATGCTTGTATTAGTTCCCCGCACTCTTCTGCGGTAATAACTAACATCTCTTCTTGTTTCTTCATATTATATCAGCAATTTCATCTGCTAAGTTCCTGAACCATTGTGTATCATGTCCTTTAGTTGTCTCAGCCGCTGTACCTAACCTAATACCACTTGTCTCTGTAAAACTTCTTGGGTCATTTGGTATGCCATTTTTGTTTACAGTTATTCCATTCATTTCTAATAAGTTGGCGGCCGACTTACCACTCATTCCCCTGTTAGTTAAATCTAGTAATATTATATGCGAATCTGTGCCTCCTGTCAAGCATTCAAATCCATTTGCTGTAAGTTGTTCTGCAAATGCTTTAGCATTTACTAATACATCATTTGCATACATGCCAAACGCAGAAGAATTTGCTTCAACAAAACATTGTGCTTTTGCGGCAATCATGTTCATTAAAGGACCACCTTGTGTTCCTGGAAAAATAGCACTATTAATTCGTCTAGAGTATTCTTCGTTGTTCCAAAGAATAATGCCTCCTCTTGGACCTCTGAGTGTTTTATGAGTTGTGCTTGTAACAACATCAGCATAAGGTAGAGGATTGTCATAGCACTTGCCTGCAATAAGTCCTGAATAGTGTGCCATGTCAACTAGTAACTTTGCATTGACTTCATCTGCTATAATTCTAAATTTTTCCCAATCAATTTGTCTTGGATATGCACTAGCACCAGCAACAATCATCTGCGGTCTAAGTTCTTTTGCTTGTTCCATTATAGCATCGTAGTCTAACAGTCCTTCCTCGTTGACACCATAATGATATGCTTGATAAATTTTGCCTGAGATGTTAGGTGGTGAGCCGTGACTTAAATGTCCGCCACTTGCTAAGTCCATACCTAATATTTTATCACCAGGCTCTAAAAATGCTTGGTAAACTGCTGTATTGGCATTAGCACCACAATGTGGTTGCACATTAGCAAAGTTACATCCAAATAATCTAGTAACTTCCTCTATAGCCATAGACTCAATCTCGTCCATGTGGTCGCAACCATTATAATATCGTTTTCCTGGATAACCTTCTGCATATTTGTTTGTAAATATACTTCCGCTTAGAGCCATCACTGCCTCACTGGCATAGTTTTCACTTGCTATGAGTTCTATTGTGTTATCTTGTCTATTTGATTCTCGACTGAGAATATCGATTATTCTTTGATCCATACCAATATTTACCTTTCGTTAAAGATCTCTAATCATATATAAGAGTCTGTCAACATCAGGGTCATTGAGATATCCAATCACGTCATCAGTAATTTCTGTATTGTAGCACATATCGAAACCTTCGTCAGTAATATTGTTAATGACAGCCAGTTCCCATAATCCTTTATCACCACCGTAACTGTATTTGTGCTTGACTACACTAGCACCATAACCATTTGGAAACTTATATATTCGTTGGACACCTTTACCGTCTTTGTGATTCTGAATTCTAAATTTATTATTGTCGCTCATTAGTGTACATGTATCCAGTCTAAGCCAAATACTGCTCCTAGTATATAAAATAATGGGCCAATTATTAGTAAATCAGTAACGAAGTGAAAAATAAAAGACAATGCAAATATTTCTTTCCAGTGTACTTTACAAATATCTAGCCATTGTGCAAGTTTCTTCATTATAAGGTTTCCCAAATAATAAAACTAGCACCAATGCTCAATAGAGCAAGATAGCCAAAATAGATAAAGCCAAATACTAAATCTATCACAGTTTCTCTCCTAGTTCAAAACCTCTAAAGGTCTTAAACCTTGGGAACCTAAGGCTCCAAGTATCTTCAGCATCTTGTGATTGTGTTGCCGCATCAGCTCTAATCTCAACTAACTGGCCAATAACATTGTCTTGGTCTGTCCAAATTTGCTCTCTGTTCTCATCTGTGAGACCACTACCAACATTAAGGTGGAAGAACTTACCGTCATCTTCACCCTCAACAACAAGAGCACCAAGTAAGCCTTCGTTCTTACCTGTACCTTCTTCAAGTGCTACAACCTTAAGAGTAACTTCAATAAAAGGTTTGATCTTTAACCATGCATGTGAACGTTTACATTTGTAGCCTTCGTGTGCAGGTTTAATCATTAGACCCTCATAGCCTTCGTCTAACGCAAGTTTGTTCATTGCTTTGAACTGTGCCTGCCCTTCGTCTAAGTCTAGGTTAACAAGTGTTGCTTCAACTAACTGTATTCTGTTGTTAAACAATCCACTTAGTTGCTCAATCCTATCACGTCTGTCAATAGCATTGATTGATGTACCACCTGCATTAAACTCTTCAAGTGTGAGCATGTCAAATACTGCAAGATATGAATCTTCAGTTTGAGCACCTTCTTTTCTGTGTACTTGTCTCATCAATGTTTGGAAGTCTTCGCTCATTACTTCGCCATCAAATACCAAGCCTTCAAACTCTGATCTACTTAGTGCTTCATTGATGTGTGGAAAGTTTTCTAGTAACTTACCGTTACGTGAGTATAATGTAGCATCACCATTTTGTACAATAGCAATAACTCTTACACCATCATACTTGTATTCAATAAAGCATTCGCCAGCAATCTTTTTAGGATGTTTAGCACCATCATGTGCTAACATACAACCAAATAGTGGAATAGTGTCTTTTTGAACTTTGTTAATAAGTTTAGCACCAGTACCACAACGTAGGTCTTTAATTAGTATTCTTCTATACCAATCGTTCCATTGTTCTATTGTACTGTGGTCTGCTAATGTTTGAATGGCATCTCTTGCCGCATGTCCCGTTAAGTCTCTAGCAATTAGTTTGTCTGCTAATGTATTAAATAAATCCCAACTAACACCTGGACCGTCTGTGTCTGTTGTAGGTACTTGCTTAACACCAAAAGTTACAAGAGGATCAAGACACATAGTAGCACCAGTGATAAACTCTTGATTATCAATGTTTGCTTTAATAACGTCTTGCTTGAATAGAGAACTGTTATTGCTCTCTAACTGTTGAATTACATTCCAAGGATTCATTACTTTACCTCCTCAGTAGATGCACCATCAATCTCCCAATTACCATCTGTGTAATCAGTACCTGTTCTCCAGGCAATGCTTTTGAGAACTCGATCATGCAAAGAATAACTTTCTGCATAGTTCTTATTCTCGTCTGCGGCTAATCCAGCCAACCACCACATAGATTCAACACCTGTCATGGGCTCACTAGCAGGATAAGACGTTGCTATGTGAGTCAAATTTAGTGTAAATTGCATAAAAACTCCTACCTTTTTAATTAATATACTATTATTATAACAAATTTTGCATGTTTGTCAACCACTAATTTAGTGATAAATGCTTGTTTGCAGTATAGATTTCTATAGTGCCATCTAGTGTAGTAGTTTCACCAAACACAACAACATCTTGATATCCGTCGTTGTTTACGTCAAACATATAACCTTGAGCATTATCTTCAACAATACTATGACCTGGTAATACTACGTCTGTTGCTACTTCATAATTCACATACTGATTACCATTATTTAGAAACACTAAAGGTCTACCACCTAATAGTATATCGTGTTTGGCTCTGCTGAATTGAGATATCACAATGTCTACAAGACCATCAGCATTAATATCTTTGCAATCGAAAAAGTTTGCATTATAATTGTTAGGTTCATTTACAAATGGTTGTGAACGTTTAACCAATTCGCCATCAACAATATCAAACACTAGCATAAATCTATGGTCATCAAACTCATCAATGTCGTAAGTTACATTTGGGTCCATTTCCTGTGTTGGATGTTTTTGACTATCAAACATAGCAACCACAGTTTCTTCGCCAATTACACACATTTGACTAGCACCCGCACCAACAAGTAATTCTCCATCAACATTATATACTGTGGCAAAATCAAAATCATTATTCCAGTTGTACCACTCAATGTCAAATTCTTTTTGTAATAGATACGAGCCTGTCATTTGCCAGTCAAGTGACTCATAAAATAAGCCAATACCACAGTCTTCCTCTACGCAAGTTGTACCAACAATACCATCAGTGCCAACTGCCTGAAAGTCTGTTGCCCAATGTGTTGCTGGCATGCCTATACCAATTGGATAGTTGCTTGTATCTGATTGAAACTTTTGTTCGGGCTCACTAATATAAGTGTATGCCTGAAAATAATAATCTTCACAATATCCAGCAAACAATGGATCATCGTATCCTTTATCATTAGGCCTCGATGCTACTGCATGTCCCCAACAATAACACCCGCCATTTAAGATATTATAATGATCTTCGTGGCTAAGTATAATGGTTTGTAAAGAGTTGTAATTAGAATCTTCTGCACCTCTGCCATCTTCCCAATTCATTGCAAAGGCAAAATCTTCCTTGCCGTCATTGTTAAAATCGCCTGATGCATATTTTCTACTTGCTCCTGCTAACGATGGCCAAGACTCACCAAACACTGACTCATTATCAGTGTACCAACCACCTGCTCCGTCACTTACTTGAGCTACTATGAGGTTAGGTGTTGCTTCTGTTTGTGTTGTACCTAAATACTCACTTTTTAAATCACACCAATACACTACAAAGAAATCCGTATAGTCGTCATCATTTAATGTAACTGGAATTACAAATTGAATAGATGGACTATAATTGTGAGGATCAACACATACAGTTGAATACAATGTTTCAGTGTCTTGTATTACTAACGGTTCTGAATTAAATAACGGGGTTGGTGGAGGTGTTGTTGATGAGCCACCAATAGGCTCTAACCCTATAGACGGCGATGTACCACCGCCTCCGCACCCTACTAGAAAAAGTGTAAAGAATAACCCACGAAAGGTCATCATGTTCAAACTCCTTATGCTTGTTCAATCATTGAAAGCGGAACATTGTATCTACCTGTTGGTAATGTAACGATCGCTTTCTTGATGTTGACTTTTTCAACCGTACCTAAAGTACGTTTAGTCTTTTGGACCACATAAACTTGGTCACCAACATTAATGCTAGTCTTAGCATTAAAAGTTTTAACAGAATTAATATAAGCACCTAGCTCATTTAGTTCTGCTAGTGTAAAGTTACCGCTCTTAACGGCTTGTTTGATATCTAATAAGTTCATAAACACTCCTACCTGTTTTGCTTAATGTTCTACTATTATAGCAAATCCTTGTTATTTGTCAACCGTTTTTAGTAAAAGATAAGTAATAGCATGACTCAAAAGCCTAAAATTCAAGTAGATGCGGTAGTTTTAATAGACATTTGGAGTCCAGAATCGTATATTTCCATTGTTACTGAAGAGGAGAGTGGCCTAGGAGAATACACCCGCGATGAATGGCTTAATTACATGACTGCATACCAGAATGCATGTCACGATTTTCTACAAAGATTTCATTTTGATGTACTAATAAATGCAACATATAGGACTGGAAAGGCTCCCACTTATAGTCCTGAGAAATGTTTAGCAGATGAAGATCAAGATGCAGAATATTCTCCATTTCATTACAAGAAATATGATTGTGAGCCACATAGAAAATTGTACACTGATTGCCAAATGGCAGATATACATCAATTTGTAAAACCTAATGGTAAAATTATAGTTGGTGGTGGAAGTTGGGGTGCCTGTGTACATTTTAGACCAGTAGGCATGACTAGATTAATGAATGCAGGATTTAGAGTTTTTACAGCACCAGAATTATGTTATGGTACTCCTAGGCATAGACCAACAGGTGAGGAGAACACAGGAATACATCATCAGGATTTGTTAATAGATGATATTGTATGGAGTAGATCTAATCTAAACGGTTACTACTATGACTTCTTGTATGAAGGATTAATGATACATCCTGATAATGCATTAGATAGAACTGATCAGTATGGTGTGGCCCATAGAGATAAGCCAGGTTAGATATTTTTCTCTTTATACTCTTCTGCAATAGGAAATATTTTTGCAATAACATCTGCTACAGCATGAGCAAGTTCTATATGCTCTAATTGTGTTCCATTTGCACCACGCAATTCAATATAATGTATCCAACTACGCAACGTACCATTTACATATAACCTGCTTAACGTGTTTCCTTCAGGAAGGACTACTCTGGCCTGCTCTTTGGCAATACCGTTGCTTACAGCGAAGTTATATGCGTCTAAGGACGCCTCTATAACTTGTCTCTGCTTGTCTTCCCATTGTGCTTGTAATTCAAGATCATCACTTACAATACTATTCTGCCTATTTTTAGGATCTTGTAATCTTGCATCACGTATTTCAAACTCTAAATCCTTTGTTGGGTCTGCATAACGTTGACTAAACTCTTGAAAACTAAAACTCCTATGACGTAATAGTTGTCTTGCTATATCTCTGGTTGTTTCAATTTCCAAACATGCTGATACCATTTCAAGTGGTGACCAATGTTTGTGTTTCATCAAATACTTTACAAGTTTTTCACTTGTTTCTTTGTTGTTTTGATTATCAGGATTGCTTACTCTGGCACAATATGCCACTAAGTCTAATGCTGACTCTTCGTACATAGGTGCTTGTGAATGACTTATTAATTTTACTTTCATTATATACCGGCTTCCTTACAGGTTGATTGAATTCTTTCTACTTCTTCTGGATTTTTAGCAAAAACACTTAACCAAAATTTTGCATCGATTACATGATTTACCATTCCAACTTGTTCATCGTTTAGTCTAGTCAACAAAGCATCGCCTGTTTCACTTAGATAAAGTAACCACGGTGATATCTTTGCACTACGCAAGTCATGTACTGCTCTTGCTGAACTAACAAACTTAAAATAATCTTGCCAATCACAGTTATTTTCTATACCCCATTCTGACAAGTATATAACATTTCTTTCTAATGCTTTTAAGCCTGGTTCTTTCTTAACGTATTGTAATAAGAATTCATCATATACAGAATCCTTACTCCAATCTGCTAACTTTTTACCTTCTTTGATTAACCATTCTGCAAACTTTTCTGGTTGCAAATATTCATTAAGTACACAACTTCTACCAAACTTAGTAAAACCTTCATAGTATTGACTTCTAATAAAGTCTTCCATACTCTTACTTTTAGTTGCAGATGTGTTTAGTTCATAGAACAGTTGAAAAACTCTGTAACCTAATCTTATGTGTGTTAAGTCTCTGTCTGCCCAACGCCTTTTGCGAGGACACATATGGACAGCAAGAGTTCTTTCAGATTTGAAACTCTTACCACACCACTTACATTGTGGATCACTTACCGAAGATGTCTTTGATTGTTTTGTCATCGTGTCCATGTGCTTTTGCAAATTCTTTTAAATCATCTTTGCTGTTTATACTTAGCATAAGTTCTAACTCATCACTTTTGAGATGTGGATATATGCTAAGAATAAATTCGCTTACTTTATCTTTTTTCTTTCTACTGTTTGGTGGCTTTATGTAAGGGTGGAATTCTATCTTGCCTGTTCCACATGCACTCATCAAAAGCCATTGAAGATCTGGATACTTATAAATATCTTCAAAATCTTTATTAACTAACTCATTAACCATAAACAAAAAGTTAGCGGCATTACGACCTTGTACACTACTTGCATAACGCATCATCATCCATGTGCTGAATGCTTTTTTCTTTTCTGGTGTAAGTCTATTGTACCAACCTTTGTCCTTCTTATCCAAAGCCGCCATGACTTCTTTCAAAGGTAATACTGGAGCCTTTTTTGCCATTACCATTTATCCTTGTTTACACCTGCTGTATCAAATGTGCCTTTTGTTCTACTCTCTCGATAATCAAAAGGTACTGATACTGCATACGGGTTTGATATTGCTTTGCCTACATATTTAAAGTTTTTATATACTGTTGACGGATTAACATGGTCAAAATATCTAGTCACGCAACTATCAACCTTGTCTGCATACTCTTCGCACTCTTCATAGGTGCCGTACACTAATTCTTCGTTATCTAATTTTGCAAGTTCTATCATTTGTTCAGTGAGTAAAGTTGAATAAAGTGTTGTTCGCCTTTTGATATATTTTCTAGCCAACTAGTGTCTGCTGAATCATCAGCACTATCACTAACATACTTGTAGCACTTAAACTTGACATGTGCTTGTTGACATGCTTTAGCAATAGCAAAGGCTTCCATGTCTACAACATGTGCTGGGTGTTCTAAGTTAGGATCTGTAACAAAGTTGTCGCCAGTACTACATGTATATCCAACACCCATTGAAATTGTAATAGGATCTTTTGGCAACATAAGTTCTAGTGCTTCTGGGCATTTACCTTTGTCACGTTCTACAAAGTTTACCATTTCGTGACAACCATGGTCTAATTTAATTCCACCTGCTGTACCAAAATTCCAAACTGTGTCTGGTTGATACTTTTGTATAAGTCTTGCGGCTGTAATGCCTGCATTTACTTTTCCAACACCTGTAAAGAACACATTATCCCATTTAGCCATGCTAGGTGCTTCTTGCTCTAATGCAACAAGTATTAAATCTTTCATTTAGTCTCCTTCGAATTCAACTAATGTGTGTATGTCATATCCTCTATCTTGTATTATAGCACTTCCTCCTAAATCGGGCAAGTCTATTACAGCAAGAATTGTAATATTATCTTTTGAAACATTCCAATGTTCGTGTATTAAATTGGCACAGGCTAGTGCTGTACCTCCAGTAGCAATCAAGTCATCAATTATAACTATGTTATCTTCGCCTACAATGTCAGTGTTCTTTTGTATTTCCAAACTTGTACTACCATATTCAAGATCAAAAGATTTGCTATATGTATCGTTTGGTAACTTCCCTGGTTTTCTTGCCATTACAAATGGTACTTCCATATCCCTGGCAATTGGCGCACCGAATACAAAACCTCTACTCTCTATACCAACAATTTTAGTTGCTTTTGCAATCATACACAATGCAGTTAAATCAATCAGTGTCTTATTAAAGTAATCTGGATTTTCAATTAGACTTGTAATGTCCCTGAATTGAACACCGTCAATTGGAAAGTTTGGTACGGTTCTGATACCGTCTTTCAAATCAATGTTGTAACTGCTCATAGTTTCAAGTCTACTACTTCCCAAGGCATTTCTTCTTTACCAAAATGTCCATAATTAGTAGTCTTTGTTAAATCTAAGTCAAATAAGTTAAACTTGTTAATTATACCTTTTGGTGTCAAGTCTATGTTATTCAAAAAGTAGTCTGCAAATTCTTTTCTAACTTCGCCATCTGCATACACATATATACTTGTTGGTTCTTTTACACCAATAGCATAACTTAATTGTACTGTGGCGTTTTTAGCCTTGCCGGTTGCTACAATGTTCTTTGCCAAATAGCGAGCCATATATGCCGCTGATCTGTCGACCTTAGTGCAGTCCTTACCTGAAAAAGCACCGCCCCCATGTGGAGCATACCCGCCATAAGTATCAACAATAATTTTTCGTCCAGTAACTCCAGTATCTCCATCTGGTCCTCCTATTACAAATCTTCCTGTTGGATTAATAAGCCATTGAGAATGTAGTAGATCTACTTTATCTTTTACAACAGGCAGTATAACATCTATAACACGATCTCTAACTTGTTCTATACTAAGTTCGTCGCTATGCTGAGTACTACACACAATAGTTTTTATATCAACTGGCTTACCAACACTATCATAATTAAACGTTACCTGTGCTTTACTGTCAGGTCCAAGCCAAGAACTGTTTAGTAAAGTATCTCCTTTGCGCCTTTCTTCATCTAATGCTTTTAGTATTTCATGACTGTAGTAAATTGCACTAGGCATGTATGTAGGTGTTTCGTCACATGCATAACCAAACATTAATCCTTGATCACCTGCACCAAAGTCATCAGTGCCTAAGGCAATGTCAGGTGATTGTCCGTGTAGTTCGTTATATACTTTTAATTTTTCCCAATGGAAGCCATCTTGTTCATAACCAATATCTTGTACAACTGCTCTTATAATGTCTTCAATTTCATCTTTATCAAACTTATCACTTTTGTATTCACCTGCAAGTGTAACCATATTAGTAGTTACCAATGTTTCTACAGCCGCTCTATGTGTTTGTTTGCCATTTATTAAATATGTTGCTACAGCATCTGATATTAAGTCTGCTATTTTGTCTGGGTGTCCTATGCTGACACTTTCGCTTGTAAATTCGTAACTCATAAATCTCCTTCTTTAACGAAGATACCATCTACCATTTTACCTTTACGGTCTTTGATATCATTCCATGCT